TTGCTAAATTTAATTCTTGTTCTGCTTTTTGTTGAGCATTGGCTTTAGTCTCAATAGAATCAACCGTAGAATTATAAGCATTTAACTTAGCTACAATATCGTTTTTATCTTCTATAGATAAACCTGCTGGTAACTTCTTAGACTTTTGCAATTCAAGAATAGCATTGGCTCTTTGGTTAGAATCCATTGCTTGAAGCTGATTCTTATAAGCTACTGTAATTAAATTCTTCTGAAAATCTTTTTGGATAACTGCACCTTCTTCCGGTGTAATAAAACCTTGATCTATTCTTGCTTGAAGAATTGATTGGTACTTAGTTATTTTATCCTCATAATGTTGAGCTTCAATTTCAGTAGATGGCGCTGGGTTCTTAAATATGTCATCACCAACTAATTCTTGAGCAGCTTCTAAAGATTTTTGAGAATCATTTTGAACTTTCTTAAAAAACTGATCTTGGGATTTTACTGTTAAAGTAGCGGCTCTTTTATCAAAGCTTTGCTGATAATACGGTTGAACATCTTGAGGCATACTAGACATTTTACCATTACGGTATTCCTCAAGCCTTTTAGTTAATAGTTCTGGGTCATTACCTTGTAGTTTATTCTCGTTGAAAATTCTATTAGTCTGAACAATATCATCGGTTTCAACGTTTGCTAGATATGCGTTTCTTTCAGCCTCTTTAGCTCTTTGAGAAGCCACAGCAATCTTAGCAGTAGCATTAAAGATACCCTCACCTAAATCAGCTACAGCGTTCATTTGCTCTAAATATTCACCACCCGGAGTAAATCTTATTGGTTGTAATTGAGGTGCAAAGCTACCTCTTGAAGCTGCTTGGATATTACCATCAAAACGAACCACACCACTAGCTGGTAAGTTAGTTGGATTATTTGTTGTTCTTTGTGTAATTCTCGTTTTAGTCATAGCCTCTTACTTCATTGATTGTGAATCAGCATAAGCACTAGCGCCGCTGCTAAGAATTTGTGTAAACCCTCTAACAGTATTAGTTCTCCTAGCCACCTTAGCCGCACTACGAGTAATCGCAGCTTGATCTTGTATCTGCCTAATATTATTTCTAAAGCCAACTTGTCTAGTGTCAGTAAATACTTGGTTTAATCTTTTAGCTTCGGCTGCTCTTGCTGCATCAGTAGTTTGAATATTGGTAAAGCTACCAGATGTAGTAGCAAGACCACTAGCACCAAACACTGCATTTTGTGCAGACATAATACGGTCAAGCGTTCTTTGTCTATCTAGTTCGTCAACCTCTGCCTGTGTTCGTTCGGCTTGAGCTTGCATCTCTAAAGTTTTAGCTTGCGCATGTGCTTGTTGGCCAGCAATAGTAGCCATACGCTTACCGGTCATATTCTGTTCTCTAACAGTATATGCGGTACCTGCGGCTGCTACTGCGGCTGCTATCAATATTGCTGTTCCTGTTGCTACTGCCATTTCAACCTAATATATTGTTTTAAATTTTCACCACTCATAACGAACCCTAATTTTTCTAATCTCTTAGCTAAAGTAGGACTATTAATTGTAGTCATTATTAATCTCTTTTCTTCTTTCAATGCCCTTTGACACAAACACTCAAGTAAGAAATCTAACCCTTCGGCGACATCTTCTTTTTGTGCAAACGGATTTGACACCACCCATTCAATAGAAGCTATCAAACTATTAGTAGTATAAAGAAAGCCTGCGCATAATGGCAACCCATCCTTTTCAACTACATAACCAATATCGGAAAGAATCTCTTGAGTTACTCTATCTTTCCAGCGCCAAAATTCCCACCAGCGTTTAAACTCTGTAAAATCTTCTTCGCCTTTATAATCTCTTAATTCTAGTGTCATTTTACCGCTATTGTTAATGCTAATACTTCAAACTCTAATGGGTCGTCTTGTGTGATTTCCACATCAACGTCTCGCTCTACACCTGCAAGATGTACTTTTTTCCAACCCGTAAACAACGCAACTGGCTGGTCTAAAACATTAGAACCAAAATAAGTAAACGCTGGTACATATCTTTTATTATTATACTTAACGACAATATTTCTACTATTATTTAATCTGGCGTTCACCCAGACTAATCTTTTCCAATCACCAGCTAATTGTGAATTATCTAACACAGCTTCAATCGGTAGCGTCTTAACTTGTGCTAAATACTCTAAACCAGCTTCTAATTCAGATACATCTAGTGAGCTAGTTAAAGCCCCACTTGTTACAGCAGCATCTTCAAGAATATAATCATCACCTCTTACATTAACTGTTTCGCCATCAAGATGACTTAGCCCTGCCCAAGAAGTAGTTGCGCTACCACTAGTTTTAATCAATGAAGCGTCTAAAAAATGATCGCTATTAAATTTTTCAATATACCTAACTGTAAAACTATTAATTGTTCTTTTAACCGTTACATAAACATCTTGTCCTAAAACAGTTACTTCTTCAAAAGTACCGTTAGTTGTCCATAAAGACCATGCTAAAAGCTCTTGATCCCTAGCGATATTAAGCACGGCCATTGTACCATCGCTATTAACCACATAGAAATAATCAGCCGGACTATCGGATGTGGATTGTCTAACAGCCGAACTAACTGGCGAACTAATGAGGTGAGACGAAAGTATTGAAATATTTTTAGCACCATAGTTTTGTTCTAATTCATTATAAATAAATTCCCTAACTACCTTACCTGCGTTTTCAATAAACACGGTAGCACCACCTACTGGTACTGGTAGTACATTACTTGAACCGTGAGCAGTAGATTTAGTAATCAAAACTTTAGCCGGTGTAATTGGGTTTCCAACTTCGGTCGGTATATAGAACTCACCACCAGTAGTAAAGATTTGTAGATTACGACCAGAAACAATATTACGAATAGCATTAACTCGGTTATCATCAATAGTTACGTCAATCGCATCGTCATCATTGCCTTGATCTACATTAAAATCAAAGAAGTTACTTACTTGAGAACCCCATAATGTTTGTGGTCTTTCACCGGAATTTGCCACCCATAATCTATTTTGGTGGAAAGTTCCGCATGATGGCCAACCTTTTGTGCCTGACCACACAGGTTCATACCCAGTTTCATATTCCCATTGACCAGCCGCAATCGGCCCAACAGATGGGAAGTCAACCTCAATTTGTCCGGTAACAATAGTAGCACTGGTATACCCAGTAATTCTAAGAATACCGCCAGCTTTACCATAAATATATTGACCAACACTACCAGATGAAAACACACTACCGCCGCCTGCGGTTGCTGTTACATCCCTACCAGTTGTGTTGCTAAGAGTTAATGTCTGTGCTGGCTCACTAACACTTACACCAGAAAAAGCAAACCACGGGATATTATCATAAGTTACAGATGTAGCAGTCCACGAAGTGTGGCTCGTTCTTGTAATCTTAATGGTTTGAACATCTTTGTGAAAAAGTAATAATGTATCCGCTGATTGTACAAATTTCATTTCTTGTACTTGATCGGCAGTTAAAGAACTAATTGGTGATGAAGTTACAGTAGCCTGTAAAACATCATCTTTATAGACTTTGAACTCACCAGCGGTGAATACGATTAAATATTTTTGGATGTTATTAAACTCAAACTCTATAGATTGTGAAGCGGCATTACCAGTAGTGCTGTCTATATATTCTAATCCGGGTCTACGTGTAACATGTCCTTGAGGATTAACTACAACATTACGTAGCTTAGCAGCACCTTTATAATAAAGTTCTTTATCAATACGCCCCAATAAAACAGGGTCAAGCTCGCCTGCTGTGAAACCTACCTGTACTGTTTTTATGCGAGCCTTTTGTGCCATTAGTATCTAACATTAGTTAAGTTAAACGCTCCTGCCGGTATAGTGCTAGAAGTATTATTTTGTGAGTCTATATTTCTCGCTTTAATCATTTGTGTTTTAGCGAAAGCCCCAAATTTATCTGCTTTGTTTTCATCTTCTAATAACGCAGCCGCAAGCATTGCAGCCATTTCTAATTGCATCAAGCGAGTAAAATACGCAGGGAAATATTGCTCATCTACGTCATATTGTAAGCTCGCATAGACTGGCGTTAAGTCAGTATATAATTTATTTTCGTAGATTTGGTGCTTAGATGTAGGATTCTGTTTACCTACTAAGCGTAAGAAATCTGATGGTAAGGAATAAGCATAACTGAAATCAAATAGTGGTGTTGTAGTTAATCTATTTAATTCTTCTTGCCTAATAGAAAATCGCCATGCGCTTGATTGCAACATGTCCTTTTTGACTGTTGGATATATAGAAGCACAAATCCTCGCTTCTCTTGTTTCATCTAAGAAAGATTCAATTTCTTCTGCGCCTATAAGCTGTAAAGCGGCTGCGCAGATACTAATATCCGTAGTAATAACAGCCATAATTTCCTATTCAATTAAAGCATGCCCCCGGCATAAATGCCGGAGACACACAGTTTCTAAAATTAATCAGAGTCAGTCGCAGTAATAGTAAGACCGTCTGAAACGTCAACTGTTGAACTAGAAGCAGCGTTAACGATGACAATAGAGTGTACCGGAGTACCACCTGTTGAACTAACTACGAACATAATATCGTTAGTAGTTAGGATGTCATTAGCAGTCAAGAAATAGTCTGCTGTGTTAACTGTCGCAATAGTGTCAGTTGTGTTATACATCCAAATTTTTGGAGATCCCGGTACACCACTTTGGTTTACCAAGACTAAATTTTTCTTTGAAAAAGCCATAATAAAATCTAATTAAAGGTTAATAAAACTAAGCTTCGTAAGTATCTACGAAAGAAATACCTAACTCGTCGATTACTTTAGAACCGGCAGAGAAGAAAGC